AAACTTTCTAGGACCAAAATCATTCATTAATTTTATTCTAAAAAAACCTCCGCTACCTGAACTTACATTTGTTATCACTTTATTTCCACCGCTGTCTTTACTCAAATTAACTTCATCAACTGAAACTATTATTTTTTTAAAATTTTCATCAATAGATTCAGTATCATTAGAAAGATTATAAAGAAAAATTATTGAATTATGAAGGCCACCATTTAAATTTGCATTTGTGCTATCGTTTATAGATGGATATTTTTTTCTAAACTGCTCTAATGTGTCAGCAGAAGAGCTTTTAGCTATTAATATTGTGTTTGCATCGTATATTACAAAAGAGTCTTGCGAATAAAGAGACGGAGTATTGATCGGAACCAACTCGTCACAATATTTTGATATTTTATACAACTCCCATTTATTTAAGTCTTTATCTGAAATATTTCCCGCCGAAACGCCATATCTGGAATTCGTGCATATATCATTTAAAATCCAAGCAGGATTATCTGTCCATCTTAAAAAATTGTCAAAATTACCATCCCAATTTCCATCATATTCACCAATTTCTGAATCATAATTTTTTGGGACTTTTATTTTCAAAAGTTTTAAATCAAACGATCTTTGAGGATCACTATTAAAATGATTAGAGCTAACTGAAGATCTAACAATAGAAGAAAATGGATAAGAAAAAGATCCTTTATTTATGATTCTTTCTATAATAGAAGAAACACTGATTTCTTTAAAAACGTCTCCGCTTTCCGGCGATACTTTTTGAGTTAAAGCGAATATTTTTACATAATAAACGTTTCTATTTACAGTGTCTAAATTTAAATTTATTGGAATATTAAAAACATAATTACCTTTTGATATACCAGTTAAAACAAAAACTGCGGCAAAAGTATTTGGACTGTTATCTTCTTCTATTAAAATTCCCATAGAAATACTACCAGTAACAGTACTACCTCCACTAGTATTAAACAAAGAATCTGCTTTAAAGTGAATAGACAACTGATCGCAATATTTATTTACAATTTTATGAATAAAAACTTGAGTCTTGTCAGAAGCGTTTCTAAGGGTGTTTATGATATGTAAAGATTTACCAGCGGGTGAACTGTCAGGGGTATCACCTGATATTTTTGGTTGTGATAAATAATATTTATCATAAACCATAGAAGTTACATTGTTTACCATTTGCGCAGCAAAGAAACCCCTTTGTTGTATATTTATACCCATCGCTGCTTCAAAATCAACTTGATTTAAATAAATTTTCTTATTATAACGATGAACTGTTGAGGCGTATTGATTTTTATAATAATTAAACTCTTCGCCATAAGAGATATCAAAACCCTGTGTAACAAAGTTTAATTTATTTAACCTATCATCAATTAATGGAACATCATTAAAATAAACACCTTTTCCTAAAACTAAACTTTCTACCGTAGCAGTATTTGAGTCTGTAATATATTTTAGTAAGTTTCCTTCTTTATCAACAAGACCTTCTATAGAACCTTCACATATAACATCTAAATTCATCATTCTTTCATCAGATTCTAATTTGCCATCAGAACCAATAAATGAAAAAGATTTTTCTATAGAAACGGTATCTACACTACGAACGAAAAATGGTAAAGGGTTAGGCATTTAATTGTAATTTAAAAAGTTAGCTGTTTATTTTTAATTATCGGGTTAAGGCTGACCTAAACCGTCATAAAAGCCAGGCCAAGGTTCATCAGTATATGTATTATCAAATCTTGGTATTATTATTATATCATTTGAAATAACCAAGCTTCCAACTCTTAATCTTCCATATCCTAATGGAACTGGAGCATTTCTATTAAGAACGTTATTTATTCCTCCTAAAATACTTGAATTTGTTTTCACATCTTTTGGTACTTTAGGGCTTAAAATAATAGATAAAACTATTGATAAAATCATCAGAATTATACCTGTTATTATAAGTGCCGTTCCGCCCCCTTGGATTATAGGAATAATTTCTACTTTATTTTCGTTTTCTAATATTCTACTTTTCAATAAATGAGGAGGCAAAATTTTTCCATTAACATAAACTATGAAATGAGTAACAAACTTTTGAAAATCAGAGAAGTATTTGTTTATTTTTTGATTATTAGCTTCTACAGCTTCAAAAATTTCATAAACAGAATCAACATTTAATCGCCAATTCTTACCTAATTTTTTTCCCAATATTCCATGTAAAGTTATGTCTATCATATTGATTTATAATAAAATTCATTATTATTTACACTATAAACTATCATTTTTAAATAAAAGTATTGTTGATTTTTTAAATCCCAATCTGAAAACCCAATCAAATTACTATGCGCTGGATGACTATGAAATAAAACAACATCATCGTCAAAAATACATTCTTTTGGTGAAATTAAAAAATAATTAACAGGATCAGGATGCACATTGATACATTCAATAAATTCATCATAAACATTATTTTTTTTAATTAAAAAACCACATATCTCTGTAGTTGAATTTACAGATTTTTGTTTTAAAATTTCTAACAATTCTTTTTTAACCTGGAAGTCTGTAATCATAACCTACTGTTCCTGGAAATCCGCCAAAAGGTATGCCAACATTTGAATTACCAAATCGTAATAGACAGCCATTTAAATTTTTAGAACATTTATCTTCTTTCCAAACTTTTGTGTTATAAAGAGGATTTTGTCCTTTTACTGTATTTTCTACGCAAACAAAAAACTTAGCAGGTAAATCTGAGTTGCTTGAAATTGATTTTTCATTAAAATCGTAATTTAAAGACGGATCAAGTTTAACAAAATCTCCTTTTATATATTCAGTGTTATTATCGTAATCTCCTTTATAATTTAAATTGTTTAATTTGTAAGTTTCGTAATTTGTAAAATTTATTTGTTGTTGGCTTTCTAAAAATATTTTATTATTTTCATCCGCCATTGGAACCCCTAAATTTCCATCATCAGGAAATGAATCAAAAAAAGCAACACTATTTTTATAATCTGTTCCAGTTGATGTATAAGCAATTGGCGTTTTATATTTACTGGCTAAATAAGTGCTAACAGCTTTTACTTCATCATTTGTCAAAGCTCTTTTATAAACGATTATTTCATAAACAATTATTTCACTTACCTCAAAAAGATTAATACCAAAATTTTTGACATTCATAACACCAGGAGTTGGTTTTCTAGTTATTTCATTTCCATCTCTATAAAAAATCGTACTAGTAGTAGTTGCTGTTTTTGGTATAACTGCTGCATATACTCTATCTTTATCAGTAGTTTTATTTACTTGATTTAAATTTATAGCATATCCATCGGCATAAAAATGATTATCTTCATAAGTATTCCAATATCCTAAATTAAAAGTGTTTGTAGTTTGAGACAACCCCCTTCTTTTATAATTCTGCCCAAATTTTGTTATGTCTTTCATCGCACTGACGTAAAAAATAGTACAATCAGTATTCAAACCTGAAGTAGTAAAATCTAATCCAATAGTCATGGTATCTGCAAAATCAAACAAAATCCCTGTTTTGCCCGCTGTATTCGTAAAAACTTTAAGATTGTTAGATAAAGTTACTGGAGTGGAGAGACCGCTAGAATCTGCCCATGCAGTTAATTTAGGATATACAATTGTTGTGCCGTCACTTATTAGCAAATCAGATGTGCCAAGAACAGTTTGACTAACACCATCTTTAAACCAAGCTACAAGGTCCGTACTATAACTTGGAATTTGCGTTAAATCAGTGTATGGAAATTTTTGTATTGCTACACTTGGACCATCATAACCATTAATTTTTCCATAATTACATCCACAACCTCTGTATTGCCACTGACATGCATCATTGAATATTTTTCTAGACGGCACAACTAAACCGTCAATATCCAATACATTTGCTAAAAGAAAATCAACTTTATCTTTTTGTTCTACATTTTTCTTTTGAATAATATAAGTATCATTTGATATAAAAGAAGCAAAAGAAGAAGAAAAATTTTCCCCCATTGTATTTTTATAAACACCTCCGAAATTTACATCGTCTAAATCTTTAGCTAAAATCTTTTTTCTAAAAAAACGACAACCTAATAAATCGTTTCTGTCTTTAATAAAATTACTTATAAAATTATTAATATTTGAAATGCTTAAAACAGGACGATTTTGTTTTCCTTCGGATGAATATTCTAAATTAGAAAGCTCACAAGGTATATAAAGATAAACTGCACCTTTAAAAATTAAATCTTTATCGAAATTCTTAGATCCATGAAATCTAAAATAACCTTCGAAATCATTAATTTTTATTTCAAACAAATCTATAATCTCTGAGTTTCTTAGTAAAAAAAGATCTGACATAATTATTATTGTTTTTAAAAAAGATTTTCTAATTTATGATTGTTTTGTAAAAAACATATTTAAAAAAGGATGAACTAATGCAGGAGAAAAACCAAGAGATGTACTAACATTATTAATATTACCGCTCAATTGAATATCGCTTGTACTTTTTAATATGATGTTTCTATAATCATAAACTAATGATTCCGTTATATTTCTGGTTTCTAATTTCATCTGCGAAAACGAAGAATTTGAAACTCCATGTAAATAATCAAATAAAAACAATTTTACATTTGCATCGGTATTATTACCTCCATATAGATTCGACAAACTAATCTTAAAAGTCCCAAAACTCTCTATCGGAATAGTCTTTTTTAATTTCATACTGCCATCATAAGTTAACATTCCATTGACAAATGTTTGAAGAGTTAAAATATTATTGTCTTTGTCAACACTAGTTATTCCAGAAAACATTTCAACAAAATATAAAGAAAAAGTATTTAGATTTGTAGACAACACAGTAGCAGGAAAAGCAGGATTAGGAATAGTGTTTAAAACAAAAGGAACAGCAGTAGCAGGACTTGAAATGTTATTTTTAAAACTAGATATATTTGCAAAAGGAATGTTATTATAAATCTGAGATGATTTTTTATTTTTAAACATCTCAAAAGGATTAAAATTAGGATATTTGCCCCTAAAATAAAATAAATCATTCCTGATGTTTATAAAATTTTCATAGTCTAATCTTGCGTCTGTATTATTGTCCGAATACACTTGACTATTTAAAGTGTTTCCTATAAAACTAGCAGTTGGAGAATAAAGATATACTTGATTTTGTTTGATAGTAGTTATCGCTCCAATATTGTAATTTTGAAGCTGATTTGCATTTGTGCTATCATAAAAAGAGTGAACAGCGTTAGCTTCATTAATTATA